ACCGGTTCAGGGTCAGGAGGTACTGGCGGAAATGGCGGCCCTGTTGGTAACGCTGGTGCCGAGGGGGCTAATTTTGCTACTGGGCCTTGTATTGGCCGATACAATGGTGGTGGCGGTAACGGCGGTTCTGGTGGTGGCGGTAACGGCGCTCCCGGATGTTATAACGGTTATGGTGGCGGTGGCGGTGGCGGTGGCGCTGGAACCGTATTGGGGGGTAACAGTTCAGTTAGCGGGAATGGCGGCTGTGGTGGCGTTTCTGGCGGGGGCAACGGTGGGTCTGGCGCAACCGGCCCTACTCAATTTGGAAATCCAGGGAATCCCGCAGGTTTACCCGCTGCCGGTGGCGGAGGTGGTGGCGGATCGACACTTACTTCCCCCAATCCAGTTGCTGGTCGCACTGCTAGCGGCGGCGGCGGCGGAGGTGGCAGAGGCAATAATGGAAACGCAGGTAGTGGTTCTGGAAACGCCGGCAATGCCGGAACTAACGCCACTTACAACTGTGTAAGTGTTACCGGCGGTTCAAACTATCCAATTACCGTTGGTTCGGGTGGTTTTGTAAACGTATCATGGAATCCGCAATGAATAAACGCGAACGTCAAAATCAAATTGATGCGTTCCATCGCAAAATGGAAGTGCATGGTATACAAGAATCGGTTAACCGTGCCCGCTCAGTTACCGTTGGAACTTGTTTTGGCGGCATCGTAGAACTTTCAATGCGCCGCCATGATGGCGTGCATACCTTTGCCATCCTTCAACCGGTTGAGGTAACTGAAATTATTCATCAACTGGCTGCAAGCATTGGATGCCACATTCATATTCAGCCACGCAAAGATTTTGCGAGTTGGCGTGATTGGAAATATACGGAAGAAGAGTTGGCACATTACCGTGGCGTTCAGAGTCTTCCTGGGGTTGGGCACCCGCCGCACCCAAATGACATGGCCCCGCACCAAGAAAAGGGTGCAGTTTTGCCGCCACCTGAGCGGCAACCCGGACTTCAACCTACTCTAAGGAGTGAATCAAATGAGCAAACTCTGGCAACTCAAAAAACTGTCGGACGGAAGCGCACTAAGCGAGCCGCAGCCGCTGCCTGAAAACTGGGGGCCGATTTTTGGTCTTCATGGTTTCATCGACCAAATCGGTGACCTGTCGTGGTTGGGCGAGTCCTACAACGATCAAGGATGGGTTGAGGTAGGCGACGCGCCTCCTGGCCCAGTGCCGTCTTCTGCTGCCGAACTTGCGTGGGATCGTGCCAAGAAAATGTTGGCCGAGTCCGATTGGTCTGTCTTGCCGGATGTCCCCATGACTTCCGGTGACCGTGCGCTGTGGATTGAATACCGCCGTGCGTTGCGCGATATCCGTACGCAGCCCGGTTTCCCGGAAGATATCCAGTGGCCCAAGGCTCCTGATTGACCAAGTACACGATCCGGTTCAATAAGTCACGCGGACAACCGGGTCGTGGCTCCATGCTCCATGTCTGGCGCGTGTTTGAGGGCAGCAGGGAAATCCTCGCCAAGCACGTCAGGATTGAAACCCGGTCGTGGACGGAGTTGGACGCCAACGGGCAGGACTACAACATCGCGTGCCGTGGGCGCATGATGTTCTTTGAGGACACCGACACGGTGGTGATCACGGAGTAAATCATGGAAGAAATCAAACCCGCCGAGACAGCCAAGGAAGTTGCCGGTAAGAGTATTGGCAGGTTTGGCCTCTTCTACATCACTCTGATCGTTTTGATTGGGGTTGGCTCTTCCTACTTCCTGTCTGACTCTGCCATCACGGCGGTGATGACGATGATTGGCGGGGCTTTGGTTGCGCTCATCAACATGATGAACGGCATCGCCGGTACCGCCGAGAAGCAGGAGAAGCCCGAGTTCAAGGTCATTCAGACCCTGATTGACAAGTTGGACCGCCTGGACAAGCCCGAGCAGCCCATGAAGGTAACTGTTCAGGGCGACAAGGTAACGGTCAGCAAAGGTGAGGATGTGGTTACGGCCACAAGGGAGTAAATGGAACCGATAACCGGCATTCTCGCGGCAGTATCAGCGGCGAATGCTGCATTCGGAGCCGTTAAGAAACTCGTCGCCACGGGCCGCGAGATTCAGGACGTTGCCGGTCAGATCGGCAAATGGTACGGAGCCTTTGGGGACTTCAACCGCCTAGCCAACGAAAAGGCCAACAAGAAGCCCTCGGTCTTCAAGCGCCTGCTGCACGACGACAGCATTGAGAATGAAGCCTTGCAGATCACGATGCACAAGCAGGCGCTGATCAAGCAGGAATACGAACTCAAGATTCTGATCGTTGCTCACTACGGTGAGAGCGTCTACAACGAGATGATCATGGAGCGCATCCGGCTAAAGAAGGAGCGCGAGAAGAAGGAGCGTGAGCACCGCCTGCGGCAAAAGGAGTTCATGCTGAATGTGAAGTACGGGGCAGGCATTGCCTTCGTAGCAACCGCCCTGATTGGGGTGGGTTACTACTTACTCGACAAGGTACAGCAATGAGTTTCAGGAAGCCGCCGGAAGGCGCAAGCCGTTCAGAGAGGGAGGCCCATGTCAAGGCTCTTGCTGCGGTTTCTATTAGCCTGCTTGCTCTACTCCTTGCTGTTACAAATTACTTTGCCGGAAGGAACTCCTCTGCGGTTCTCAACGGAACCATAGAGTCGAACAACCTGTGGGCGTGGTATCAGGCCAAGAATGTCCGGGCGACCATCTACGAAGTCACCAACAACGAGCAGAAGGCCACCAAGCAACGCGCCGACATGGACGAGATCATGGAAAAGGCCCGTGCTGCTGAAGCCAAGCGCGACGCCGCCAAGGCCAAGTCTTCCTACTATTCCTATTCCGGCATGGCGCTGCAACTGGCCATCGTCCTGTCTTCTGCGGCCATCCTGGCCGTCACCCTGAGCCTGTTCTACGCCTCCATCGGCGTGGGAGCGGTCGGGGTGCTTCTTTTCTTCTTTGCTCTAGGAGCCTGAGATGTTGTCGCTTCTTTCCACCCTCGGGGGTTTGTTGCTCTCGGGCCTGCCCAAATTGCTCGAATACTTCCAGAACAAGGCAGACCAAGCCCATGAACTGAAGTTGGCTCAGGTTCAGACCGAGCGGGAACTGCAACTTGCCGCAGCAGGTTTTGCCGCCCAGGCACGGATGGAGGAGATTCGCACCGAGCAGGTGGCGATGGAGACTGATGCCAGGATGACCGAGGCGGCTCTGGCGCACGACCAGAAGATTATGGACAAGGCTTCCCGGTGGGTGGTGAACTACACCGGCACCGTCCGGCCTACGGTCACCTACATCTTCGTCTTTGAGTTGGTGGCCATCAACGCCTTCATGGCGTGGTATCTGTGGAACCACCCGAATCTGATCCAGGGCATGGACGACATCATCCTGTACTCCGACCTGATCTTCTCCGCTGATGAGATGGCAATCCTCGGGGGGATCATTGGCTACTGGTTCGGTTCTCGCCAGTGGAGTAAGAAGTGAAACTGAGCAAGGCGGGCGAAGACCTCATGCACAAGTATGAGGGCTTTAGGAGTAAACCCTACCTTTGTCCTGCCCACATCTGGACGATTGGCTATGGCCACGTCCTGTACCAAGAGCAGATCAGGCTCCCGGTCATCCGCAAGGAAGGCTACACCGGGATGCTCCGCAACGAGTTCCCCCTGAAGCCGGAGGACAGCCGTGTCTGGACTAAGACGGAGATCGACGAACTATTCCGTGATGATGTCGGGACTTTTGAACGTGGTGTTCTTCGACTTGTTCCCGGCGTATCTGGCCGTCAAGGCTCTTTTGACGCTCTTGTCAGTTTTGCCTTCAATGCAGGGCTAGGCAATCTTCAGCGCAGCCAGATCAGGATGCGGGCCAACCGGGACGACTGGAACGGGGCGGCAGACGCCTTCCGCCAGTGGACGATGGGTGGTGGCAAAGTCCTGCCGGGTCTGGTAAAACGCCGCGAGGCAGAGATTGCCCTTTTCTTGTCTTGACACGAGAATACGGTTATGCCACTCCAGAAAATCCTCTTCAAGCCCGGAGTCAACCGCGAGAACACGCGGTACACCACCGAAGGCGGGTGGTACGAGTGCGACAAGGTTCGCTTCCGTCAAGGCAACCCCGAAGTCATCGGCGGTTGGACCCGCATCTCCACGAGCACTTTCCTTGGTGTGTGCCGTTCGCTGTGGAACTGGGTGACGCTGACCAGTCAAAACTTGATTGGCGTTGGTACTAACCTGAAGTTCTACATCGAGAACGGCGGCGTGTATAACGACATCACGCCGATCCGCGTAACCACCACGCTGGGCACCGACCCCTTTACGGGCAACGGCACAACCACAGTAACGGTAACAGCCAACAGCCACGGCGCGATAACCGGGGACTTCGTGACCTTCAGCGGCGTCACGGGCACCTACGCGGCGCTTCTTAATGGCGAGTTCCAGATTACTGTCCTGACGGTCAACACGTACACCATCACGGTGGCGTCTGCTATCCCGGCGGTGTCCACGGGCGGCTCTGCGGTATCTGCGGCGTATCAGATCAATACTGGCCCGGCTACAGTGGTGCCGCTCACTGGTTGGGGTGCAGGCACTTGGGGCACCGGCGCGTGGGGTATCGGCACACCGAGCACAACGCAGACTGATTTGCGATTGTGGAGCCAAGCCAACTTTGGTGAAGACTTGATTTTTGGTCCGCGCAAGGGTGGCATTTACTACTGGGATGCGACGACTGGGTTGAGCGTCCGTGGCGTGCTGCTGTCGTCTTTGTCTGGCGCGTCTGACGTGCCGACGATCCAGAATGACATCTTCGTCTCAGACATCAACCGCTTTGTGTTTGCGATGGGCTGCAACGACTACGGTTCTTCGGTCATCGACCCAATGCTGATCCGGTGGTCCGACCAAGAAGACGCCGTCAACTGGACACCTTCTGCAACCAACCAAGCGGGTAGCCTGCGCCTATCTCACGGTTCAGAGATTGTTGCGGCGGTGCAGGCGCGTCAGGAAGTTGTGGTCTTCACCGACTCGTCCATCTACTCGCTTCAATATCTGGATGCACCGATCTTCTGGGGTGCTCAGCTTCTTGGCGACAACATCTCCATCGTCGGCCCCAACGCGGCGGTTATTGCTTCGGGTGTGGTGTACTGGATGGGCGTGGACAAGTTCTATGCCTACGACGGTCGCGTGCAGACGCTCAACTGCGATCTGCGCCGCTATGTCTTCAGTGACTTCAACCAAGCTCAGGCGCAGCAGGTTTTTGCCGGTACCAACGAGGGCTTCAACGAAGTCTGGTGGTTCTATCCGTCCGCCAATTCCCTTACCATCGACAAGTACGTCGTTTACAACTACGTCGAAAAGATTTGGTACTACGGCACCTTGGGTCGTACGGCGTGGCTCGACTCCGGTCTGCGCGACTACCCGATGGGTGCTACCTACAACCAAAACCTCGTGAACCACGAGCAGGGTTTGGACAACAACGAGACGGGCACCACCACCGCCATCAACGCCTACATCTCGTCGTCTGAGTTTGACATCGGCGATGGCCACAACTTCGGGTTTGTCTGGCGCATACTGCCTGACCTGACGTTTGAGAACTCAACGGCCAATACGCCCACCGTCAACATGACGCTCTATGGGTTGTACAACTCGGGCTCAGGCAGCGTCGATAACGCAGGGCAAGCGGTGGTTAAGGGCTCGACGTACGTGATTACCGAAGAGTTCACCGGGCAGATTTACACCCGCGTGCGTGGGCGGCAGATGATCTTCAAGATCGACTCCAACCAACTGGGTACGGCGTGGCAGCTTGGCGCGCCCCGCATCGATATTAGGCCGGACGGACGCAGATGAGTTTCCTTATCGAGAATGTCACCGTCCCGGCACCGCCCAACCTGCCGTTGGCGCCAACTGCGTACGAGTCGCGTTACCACGAGCAGTTCAACAACGTCCTGCGCCTGTACTTCAACCGACTCGACGCACTGCTGAGGGGCCTCGTGACTACAACCACACCCATCCCCATTTCCATCGGCGGCACCAACGTAGACGCCTTTGGGCGCCTGCGGGTCAGCAACCCGCTGACCTTGTTCGACTCGTCCCATCGCTACGCGGACAACAACCTGTGGGTCAACAGCATAACCGGCACCGCAGCGGCAACGTTTAACGCCAATGAAGGTCTGATGGACCTGACGGTTGGCTCGGCCAGTGGCGACCAGATCATTCGGGAAACCATCAAAGTCTTTTCGTATCAGCCGGGTAAGAGCCTGTTGGTGATGAACACGTTTGTGTTTGGCACTGCCAAGGCCAACCTGCGCCAACGTGCGGGCTATTACGGTGCGGCCAACGGTATTTACTTTGAGCGCGAAGGCTCAACCAACTACATGGTCGAGCGCAGCAGCGTGACAGGCGCTCCGATCAACACCCGTGTTGCCCAGGCAGATTGGAACCAAGACCCACTGGACGGTACCGGCCCGTCTGGCCTGACATTGGACTCCTCCAAGGCGCAGATTTTGTACATTGATGTTGAGTGGCTTGGCCTCGGTACGGTTCGCACCGGGTTCATCATTAACGGGACATTTGTTCCGTGCCACAACTTTGACCACGCCAATCTGGTCAATACCACCTACATCACCACCGCTTCTTTGCCGCTGCGGTACGAGATGACCAATGTGGCGGCGACCACTGGGGCAAGCACGCTCAAACAGGTCTGCTCAACGGTGATTTCTGAGGGTGGCTATGAACTACGCGGGGCGCAGTTGTCCGCAGGGACTCCCATCACAACCCCAAAAACACTGACCACTGCCGGGACGGTTTACCCCGTCGTGTCGTTTCGTTTGAAATCAACGCGGTTAGACGGTATTGCTATCTTGACCGCAATATCAATTTTGGGCGTCACGAACAACGCAAACTACCAGTGGTCGGTGGTTGTGAACGGCACCACGACAGGCGGCACTTGGGTCAGTGCAGGCGCAAACTCTTCCGTTGAGTACAACATCACCGGCACATCGTTCTCCTCTACCGGGGGCCGCATCTTGGCGACGGGCTACTTCCAAGGCTCCAACCAAGGGGCCACCAGTGTGGACATCTTGAAGGCCGCGCTGTTCACCACTCAACTTGAGCGCAACCCGTTTACTGCGACACCCTATGAGATAACGCTGGCCTGCTCGGCGGCATCCAACGGGGATCAGGTGCTTGGCTCTCTGGACTGGGAAGAGATTAGCCGCTAAGCACCCAAACGACCTAAAATGATTTCAACCCTTTTCTCGGAGGCCGTATGAGCCTTGCTGTACTAGCCGACCACATGGCGTCCAAAGGGCGCAACGGTGACACCATGCTGGTGCACATGGCCCCCGAAGAGGTCGCGGGGCTGCACGCTCTGGCGCTGAAGCATGGTGGCTCACTGACCATCAACCCGGAAACGGGTCTGCCGGAGGCGTTTAGCCTCAAGGGGCTGTTGAAGTCGCTGCTGCCTGCGGTTGCGGGCTTTGCGCTTGGTCCCGCTGGTTTTGGACTGATGTCCGCCATGCAAGCGGGCTTGACTGTAGGCGCAGTAGCGGGTCTTGCCAAAGGCAGTCTCAAAGAAGGCATTATGGCCGGTCTGGGCGCCTACGGCGGTGCTAACTTGGGTGCGGCCTTTACTGGTGCGGAGAGCGCGGGGGCTACTACGGCTGCAGCAGAAGCGGCAAAGACAGCGGGCCAAGAAGCAGTCAAGCAGGGGCTTACCGGAGAAGCTGCCAATCAGTTTGTGCAGAACGCTGCGAGCACCGCTTACTCTGACTTTGCCGCCAAGCCGTTCATGGAGCAGGCGGCGGGGAGTTTCCAGGCGCTCAAGAGCGCCCCTGGCCCGATTGGTGGACTGTCTTCGTTGGTCCGTCCTGCGATGATGGCAGCAGCCCCCATCATGGCCGACGCGATGGTTCCGACCAATGTTGGAATGCCCGCACTCACCCAGAACCGGGGCATGTACCGTGGTTACACGTACGACCCGTATGGCGGCACGTACATTGCGCAAGAACCTGTGCGAGCCGCATCCGGTGGCATCGTGGCCCTGGCCGATGGTGGCCCAACTGCAGACCAACTGAAAGCCCAGCAGAGTATCGTTGCTGACCCCCAGGCTGCTGCGCTTGCTGCAGCGCGTTCGGGTATTGCGCAAGGTTTGAACAATCAGCAGATCGCTGACATGGTCAACCAGCAGTACGGCAAGTCTTTCACCGCGCAAAACGTAGCCGACTTCATGACGGCCAACCAACTGTCGCGTCCCGCTCCGGCTGCTGCTCCCGCTGCACCAATCTCCGGCCCCAACGCGCTGGACCCCACACAACGAGCCACCCCCACCGCCGAGCAACTTGGCGCACAGCAAAGCATCCTTAACAACCCCCAAGCCGCCGCGCTTGGCGTTGTCCGCAGTGGTGTTGCAACAGGGCTGACCAATCAGCAGATAGCCGATCTAGCCAACGAAACCTACGGCAAGTCATTCAGCGCGCAGAACGTAGCCGATTTCATGGCTGCAAACAACATCACGCGCCCCAAGCCGGTAGTGCCTCCAGTTGTTGAACCCCCGTACACCCCACCGGACTTGTTCACTAACGTTCCTGGTGTGGCCCCCGGCACAGCCGTAACCGGTGCGCCTGCGGTTGACTACGCCAACGCGCCCACGATGGGCGAAGTTCGCACAGCGTACGAGCAGGGTGGTGGCGCTACCAAGATGCCGGTCATCACGGACATCAAGCCGACTGACCGCACCTACACGCAAAACGAAGCCTTCTCGCTTCTGCAAGGCTACTTGAAGAGCAACCCCAACGCGCTGTATGGCGACGTTGTTGCCTTTGCTCGCGGCAGGGGCATCCCCGAGATGCAGGCCCGCGCTGCTTACAACGAGTTCCGCTTCAGCGGTCTGACAGGCGGTAGCAGCCAAGCCTACGACTATTTGATGGGTCGCGGCGCGTACCCGGTCAAGCCGTTCACGCCCACTGGCGAGTTGATGCGCCCGTACGCCGAGGCTGTCCTTGGTGCGCCTGAGAACATCAAGGCCAAGCGTTTGATCTTTGATCCCAAAACACAACGCTACGTTAAGAACCCTGAGTTCGTTGAGCGCACACCCTCTACGGCCAACGCACCCATCCGCGATCAGGCAGGTAACCCTGTTGGTGGCAACACCGAGTCGTACTTCAAGGCCAACCCCGACGTGTACCAAGAGTGGCTCAAGGGCACTACCGGCATGACCGCCGACGCCTACGCCAGATTCCACTGGGAGACTTTTGGCCAGAAAGAAGGTCGCAAGGGCTGGTCGGCGACCCCTGCCGGTGGCGGCAGCGGCAACACAGAAGAAAAAGTCAGTGGCGGCAAGGCTGGCGGGTTGATGGACATCGCATCTGCCGCTGCGGCGCGCGGTGGCAACGTCCAGCAATACAACCTGGGCGGATACTCCGATGGTGGACGCCTGCTGCGCGGCCCAGGTGATGGCGTCTCTGACAGCATCCCGGCAACCATTGGGAATCGTCAACCCGCGCGGCTCGCCGATGGTGAGTTTGTGATCCCGGCGAGGATTGTGAGTGAAATAGGAAATGGGTCTACCGAAGCCGGTGCACGCAAACTCTACGCAATGATGGACCGTGTGCAGCGTGCACGCGCCAAGACAACCGGCAAAGGCAAGGTGGCCAAGAACACCAAGTCCGAACAATACTTGCCTGCATAAGGAAGCATCATGGCTGATCCCACCCCGTACCAAGTACAGCAGTATCAGACAGGCTTTGCTCCTGTCGTCGCACCTTATGCAGAGGCGCTCCTTGGTAAAGCCGAGGCGCTGACCGACGTTGAGTACAACCCGTACCAGCAGTACATGGGTGAGCGGTTCGCTCAGTTCACCCCGCTGCAGCAGCAGGCGTTTGCCGGTGCCCAGGCGATGGAGGCGGCTCCTCAGTTGGCCGATGCCTCCGCCCTAGCAGGCACTGCCGGTCTTCGCGCTTTGCAAGCGGGCACCTACGGCCCGATGTACTACACCCCGCAGTCGTTTACCGAACAGGGTGTGATGGGCGGTTACATGTCGCCCTACATGCAGGGCGTGGTGGACTTCCAGCAACGGGAAGCTCAGCGCCAAGCGGACATCGCCTCTACTGCTCGGGGTCAGAAGTACGCCCGTGCCGGTGCCTTTGGTGGCGCTCGGCAGGCCATTGAGAATGCCGAAGCGCAGCGCAACCTCGCCACCCAGTTGGGCGGTATCCAGGCTCAGGGTCTTCAAGCCGCTTATCAGCAGGCTCAACAGCAGTTCAACCAAGAGCAGGCACAACGCCAAGCCGCAGTGCAGTTGGCCGAGCAGTCACGCCAGTATGGCGCCGGTCTGGGGTTGCAGGGACTGCAGACTGCAATGCAGGGTGCGCAACAACTCGGCAATCTAGGCCAGACGCAGTTTGGCCAGAACCTTGCGCTCAACCAGTTGCAGTCTCAGTACGGTCAGCAACAACAGCAGCAGATGCAGAACATCTTGGGCGCTCAGTACCAAGACTTCCTCAATTTCCAGAACTACCCGTACAAGCAGTTGGGCTTCATGTCCGACATCATCCGTGGCGTGCCACTGACGCAGACCGGCTCGGCGCTGTATCAGCAACCGCCTTCAGCCATATCTCAGATCGCTGGTTTGGGTACGGCTGCTGTCGGTGCGAAAGGTCTGGGGCTGTTTGCCAAGGGTGGTGAAGTCGAAGACGCTGAATACCGGGACAAGCCCGGTGGTCTGGCCGATCTGGCAATCTACAACATGGGTGTTTGAACATGATCAACATCAACCAAATCACCACCCAATTGCGCATGCTGCCGGATCAGGCGCTTCAGCGCGTGGCCATGATGTACAAGCAAGACCCGTACATCCTGCCATTGGTTGTGTCTGAAGGTATGGCCCGCAAGAAGTTGCGTGCAGCTTCGCAAGCGCAGATGGCGCAGCCTCAGCCCAAAGTGGCTGATCAGGCCGTAGCTTCCTTGGGTTACACACCGGAAGAGTCAGGCATCGCCCAGCTTCAAGCGCAGAATATGCAAGGTCTGGCAGACGGCGGGATCGCGGGCTACGCCGAAGGCGGTGTAGCCGATAGCGCAGAGGACTCGTTCTCTCGCGGCGGCATGTTTGACTTTACTCAGCGCAGCGAACCTGTCGTTCGCATGGCAGAGGGTGGTGTGGCGCAATACGCTGGCAAAGACGAGAGCCTTGTGCGGTTGAGCGATTACGACGTGTTGTCTGATATTCTAAATTCGCAAGGGCTTCGCTCTTCCACGGGTGAAACCTACGCCGAGATGAAAGCGCGGCAACGTCGTGAAAAAGAACTGGCCGACGCAGCAGAAGCCGAAGGTCGCCCATTTGCTCGGTTTTTGAAAGCCGGTGAGGAGGCGGGCGGAGCAAGCCGTCTTTCTCCAGCTATGGCAGCACTGCGTCGGACGATGTACCCGACACAAGAGGAGTTGGGTGTTACTCGTGCGGCACCGGCAGCGCCTAGTGCAGCAACAGCGCCTAGTTCCGCGTCCGCCGCCTCGGCACTGCCTCAACGCACATCGTTCCCGTCTCAAGCACTTGAGCGTGCAGTCGTTCAGCGTCCCGAAGCTCCGCCTGCTGCGGGCGAAAAGGGCGAAGAGCGCATCCGCATGAACGCCCCTCAGTTCAAGTCGGACCCGTCGCTGTACTCGCTTGACCCCGCAGTGTTGCGCAAACGCGCGCGTGAGCTTATGCCCACCAACGAGTACGAGACAGCGTACAACGTCTTGGCGCAAGAAGAGCTTGAGCGCATGGACGCACGAGAAGCCGAACGGGCGCGTAACAAACCTACCGGCAAAGCTCGTGAGGGGTTGGAGGCGCTGCTCAAGCAAGAGGGTGAAGGCGCAGCAAAAGAGAAAAGCGACGCGGGTGCGTTTGCGCTTATCAGTGCTGGACTGGCTATTGCGTCTGGAGAATCACCCAACGCACTGATGAACATTGCCAAGGGCTTGAACGTCGGTGCGAAGGAGTACCAAGCAGCCGTCAAAGATCTCAAGAAGGCCGACCGTGAGCGCAAACTCATGATGGCCGACATCGAAGAAGCTCGCCGTCTTGAGGCCAAGGGTGACTACGACAAGGCTGAGGAGCGCAAAGACAAAGTCGAAGAACGCCGCTCTTCAATTAAGCGCAACACGATGCAGGGCATCATGCAGTTGAAGCTAAACCAAGACCAGATTGCGGCTGGGTTTGCCAAAGCAGCACAAGAGGGCGGGATCAAGCGCGATCTTGTGGGCGCGGAAATCGGTGCGCTGGCCGCGCGCACGGAGGCCACGATTGCCGCTCAGGAGCGCATCGCCCGCATTCAATATGCAGCGCGTACGGAACCCGCCGCGCAACAAGCCGTGGCTCGGGTAACCCAGGCGATCAATTCAAGCAAGTACCTCGGGGAATTAGCAAAACAAGCGTCACTGGGTATCCCCGCCGCAATTGAAAGGTATCGTAAAGAAGAAGAACGCCTCTATCTCATGCTGGCGCCTGAGCTTATGATCGGGGTGGGCGGCAGCGAAACCGGTAAGAGCACCGGCGCAAGAGCCGCAGGTGACGCGGTTCTCAATAAGGGCGGCTAAAGCGCGAGGCACTGATGGCAACAGCACAAGAATACGCAGCGTGGCTTAGAAGGAATTCGGACAAGAAAAACTCGGAGGACTATCGGACAGTCCTCCGTGCTTTTCAGGAAGCCAGCCTTGAGGAGTTGCGTGCTCGTGAGCCTGAAGTAGCCGAAAAAGAAGGCGAGTCGGGGACCATCCCCGCCGTGCGTGCAGGCATCAAGCGACTGAAAGGCGAGGCGGCGCTCACTGCCGGTAAGCTCGGCGTGATGGATGTGGGCGAAGCCCAGAGGTATCAAGAAGAGCGCGAGAAAGAAGCCCAACGCATCCACAAACCCACTGAGAAGGGATGGACGGAGGCCCCGCTTACTAAATTCGGTGAGCTTTTTGGCGGGTCAATTCCTTATGTGGCCGCACCGCTTGCTGCCGGTGTGGGCGTTGCGGCGCTTCCTGTAACGGGTTTGGCTGCTACGGCATTGGGTCTTGGTGCGGTAGGCGCGGCTTCGGCTTCGCAGTTCATAGGTTCCAACCTTGCCGCCCAGATGAAGGCGGACAAGGAACGTGGTGGTTCTGGCCGACTTGAGGATACCGATCTCGGTAAGGCGGCACTGGCCGCTGTCCCACAGGCGGCGCTGGACGCGTACAGTTTCGGTACTGCTCCGCTGCTGCGCAAACTGTTTACTTCGGTTGGTAAAGAACTGACCGAAGCCGAAGCTCTGGCGCTTGTTGATCAGTCGCTCAAGCGCAAGCTGGTGGACTACACCACCACAACGGGCGTTACGGCTACCCGTGAAGGTCTGACCGAGGCAGGTCAGCAATTGCTTGAGCGTCTGCAAGCCGGACTGAGCATCACCGACGAAGACGCTCGCAAAGATTACGTTGATCAGTTTATCGGCGGCGCCGTCTTGGGCGGTGTTCTTGCCCCTGCGGGTCGCTTCATTGAACGTGGTGGCGAGCAGAGCCGTGCACGTCAGAAGTTGTCGGACGTAGAGTCTGAGCAGCGCAAGGTCGCGCTTGAGGAAGAGCAGCGCCTAGAAGCGGTGGAAGCCGAGAAGCGCAAGCAGCCCGAATACCTGCGTGATCTGCAGAGTCGCTACGACGCGGTCAAAGAGAAAGACGCGAAGTACAAGGAAGACATCAAGGCCCTGGAAGCCCAGAAGGGTGACCCGGCTGCGCAGGCTGAAGCCAAGGAACTGCGCCGTGAGTACGCTGACTTCATGCGCGGCGAACGGTCTGAGGTTGTCAAGGAGTACACCAAGGCTGGTGGCGCCAAGTTCTTCAAGCAGTTTGCGGAACAAGAGCGTGTTGCAGGCATGTCGCCGGAAGACTACATGCTGGAGCAGTTGGGCGTCAATATAGAAGAAGACATTGATAAAGCAAAGGCCCCCGCTGCCCCCACTTCGATTGAAGACCTTGCGCAGTCGGGGCAGGAAGACAGGCTGCAGACTTATATTGACAACCAGCTTGGGTTAGCCGAGCAACAGCTTGGTGTCAACTTAGCCGCTATTGGCAAGAAGGCAGACCCGGAAGGAAAGGTAAGCCCCGCCTTTAAGGATAGTGTCCGCAACGAGTACGCTCAGTACCTGCTTGCTGATCCCGGGATGGCGCAGCAACTGGTGCAAACGGGCGTGCGGTTCCCTGGACTTAATAAACAAGAGTCCAACGCCATTCTCGGCCTCGTAGATTTGCAGCTTAAACAGCTTGGCGCAGACATTGGTGCCGGTCGTGAAGACGTGGCTGCACAGCGCGAAGCACTGGAGCAGAAGCTAAAAGTTGAGCGCGAAGCTCTTGCCCGCATCGCTAAGTCTCCCGAGTACGTGCAGGGCGCCATGCGTGAGCGGCGCGAATACGACGCCACCACTGAGCGCATCAACCGGCTGAATGATCAACTGCGCGGCCTGCAGACCCAACGCTTGCTGGACTTTGAGGGCGCTGCGCCAGGAGAAGCCGCCAATATCGAGGCGTTCAACAAAGCGCAAGCCGACTTGGCCACGCAGATGGGTATGGAGCCGCCCACTGAAATGGCGCGCGAGCCTAGCGGTGCCGTGCAGCGCATCTACGCTCCTGAGCAATTGGGCACGCTAATTGAGCGGGCCAAGGGCGACACCCGCCTGAGCGAAGAAGATCAAGCGTTGCTTGATGAGATCGACGCCAACCTGCCGAATATCGCCAAGGATCAGGGCTTTGTTCCTGAAGCCCCCCAGTACGCAGGCGCACCGGTTACCTATCGTGCCCCGGCTAAGAGCGAGCTACGCGCCGTGCCCGCCGCCCGCAATGTGGCGGACTGGCTGTATGGGCTGTCCATCGGTCGCGCTGACCCGGAACTGGCACAATCTATCCGCGCCGACCTGCGCAAGTACGAGCAGGCTCGCCGGTCGGAGACGGAGCAGAAAACAGGTTTCGCTGTTCAAGAACTGACGCCTGATCAGCAAGCTGCTGTGGCGGGCACCACACTCAAGGGGCGTACCGACTTTCTTGGCCGCGAAGCCACGGGCGAAGTCAGCCGCGCGCAGCAGGCTGCGTTGTTCACTGACGAGGCCGTCGAGGGCAAGATTTTCGACAGCTTCGCGGACTTCGATAAGTACCTCGCAAGCAAGGCGCTCGATGACATCCGCAAGGAAATGGGGTTGGTCGAAGAGACTGCCTCACGCCTGAACAAGCGCCTGCAGTTTCTGGAAGCCCGAGTGGCTCCGCTGCGCAAGCAGATTGCACAAGTTCAGGAACAGCGCAGCAAGCTGCGCAATGCCGCTGCCGGAGACAAGGCTGCAGCCGAGTCGCTTCTTGAGACTGCCGAGAAGCGTTTGGCCAACGAGTTGAAGATGCTCGACGGCATTTTTGCCGACACCGTCGCCGCACGCGACAAGGCACTGCAGCAACTGCAGGACGCGCAGAAAGCCCGGAAAGACATCATCAAGCAGATTGCGGACAACGCCGCAGCACTTGAGCGCCAGATCGCCGAAGTCGAAGCTGCAAACGAGCGCGTAGGTGTTGATGCAGAAGGCCGTGTCGTCCGGCCAGATGAGGCTGGCAATCTCGACATGACGCGTGTCGTGCGCATGGTACCTGCCGGTCAGGTTGCTGGCATGCAGGGTGTGCGCAAGGCACAGTTGGAATTGCAGAATGCGGCACAGGCGTTCCTGGCCGCAGAAGAGAAGTTGACGCAAGTCATTCAGAAGAACAAGGACGCTGACTACAGCGAGGGTTCTTCTGCTCTGCGTGAGTTGGTTGCTGCACGGGCAGCGTCCAAGGAAGCTCAACGTGCCGCCATCGCCGCGCACTACAGGTTGATGCTGGCTCACCGCGCTGTGCCTGCGCTGCCCAAACTGTCGGATGCGAACTTCCGCAAGTTCCTGATGGCCGACGCGCAACTGGCCGACATGCTGGTCACGGCAACGCGTCGGGTCAATGCGTACAAGGGGCGCTACGACCGCGCCCGCAATCAACTTAACGAAGCCTACACCTACGTACTCAATCAGCCCGCAGGTCTGGCCACAACGACTGAACTCAACAACCTGCGCAACGAACTGCTGCTGGCTAAGGAGATGTTGGCTGAAGTGGCTGACGCCCCGGCACGCGCACAGATTGCGGAGTTGCCGCTGCGTCAACAGCTTGCCGCTCTGGAACAGGAAGTCGGTAATCTGGAGCAGCGCCGACTTGCGCTGCGTGATCGCCAGCGTGCCTTGCCCCGCCGCCCCGAGGAGACTCAGGCGGATCGTGAAGCTAAGGATGCCGTTAAGCGCAAGGAAGATCAGGCCAAGCTGGAGCGGGCTGAAGAACCCCGCCGCCCGCCTACGGAAGAAGAGGAAAGGGAAGGCAAGCCCGGAGCACCTATCCCTCGCACGTTGGTGTCGTTCGAGCAGCGTCGGGCACAAGAGCGCAAGGTTGCTACCAGTGGCGTTGTTGCCAACATCAACAAGCAGATCAACGAGCTTTCCGCGTTGCTGTCTGATGAGGCGCGCCTAATCGCTGAGGAAGAGCAAGCACCTCTGGAAACGACTAAGGCTAAAGAACAGCAGCGCGAGCGCACCAAGCGCCGCGTGACCAAGTTCTCTTCGCTGTATATCGGCGAGTACATGACTCCCGAGCAGATTGCAAAAGAGCTTGAGCCGCGCTTCAAGAAGGTAGCGGATGAGTTCAATGCTAATGTTCGGTCTAAGTTGCTGACTGACGCCGAGCGCGCTGAGGCATACAAGAAGCTGGCGGAGTTGCGCAAGCAACTTGACGACGCGCTGAAGGCCAGCCGCGAGTACTACGCAGGTGTTGGCTCAGTCTTGGGCGAGACGCAGGCCAAGATCAACAAGCTCAAGGAAGAGCTTGACGGCGACTTGCTCAACAAAAAGGAGCAGGCGCAGGTTGCGGCTGCACTCAGGCGCGGGGGCGAAGACGCGGCCAAGGCCAAGCGCGAAGAGCTTGAGGCACCTAAGCGGACAAGTAAGACCGTACGCTTGACTGAGCTTGTCGAAGAACAGAACGCCCGTGTTGCGAAGTTCCAGAAGAGCGGTATTGGCTCGAAGCTGATCCGTCTTGAGACGAAGGCCGAAAAGGCTGCGGCCCGCAAGAAACTTGAGCGCGAACTCGGAACCGCCGTGATGACGGAAGAGACAGCGCAAGAGATTGCAGACATCGAGAGCGGACAGTCTGGAAAACGCGCCATCGGCCCGGTTACTAGGCCCGAGGTGTATGCCCCCGAGACGATGCGTACGGGCTCGGCAGAAAGCCGTGAGGGTAAGACCACTGGGCGTGCCGAGAAGTCAACGCTCAAGGAGGCGCGTGGCGTACCTGAGCGTGATGTCCGTGTGGGTAAGCGCGAGCAGAAGGAAGCCAACGAGCTTGCCGAAAAGATGCGCGCAGGTGTTGCCAAGCCTGAAGTAACTGCGCCTACCAAAACAGAGCAAGTGGCAGAAAAGGAACTCGAAGCGCAAGAGGTTGAGGTCGAAGCCGCGCTCAAGGAAGGACGCGCGAAAGTCAAAGAAGGCAAGCGTTCTGTCACCGCCACCATCGAAGACATCGAAGCTGAGCTTGATGCGTTTGAGCCGGAGATTCTTCCTGGCATCAACGAAGACATTTATCTGTCTCGTGGTCGCACACCCAACCCGTCCACCGTAGACGGCGTCCGCGCGGAACTCAGTAAGGTCTTCTCCGACATTGGCCGCGTTCAGGTCTACAGCAGCGTTGATGCGCTGATTGCCGCCAACCCCGAGTACGAGGGGCGTGTTCCTTCTGACGCACGGGGCTTCGTTGATCCGACTGACAACCGGGCGTTCTTGATTGCCGGGAACATCAACAAAGGACAGGCGCTCAGCGTGCTGCTGCACGAGGTCGGCGCGCATATTGGCTTGAAGCGGTTGTTGGGTGAGGCCCAGTACAACGCCTTAGTCAACGTCGTCAAGGCGTGGGAAAAGCTCAACAACGGCAGTCTGGAGTCTCAGGTGGCCCGGGCCGCGCGTGAGCGCGTGACTTCCGCCAAGACCAAGGCCGAGCAGGTCAATGACGAACTGCTGGCCTATGCCATCGAGGAAGCTGCCAACGCAGGCGTCAAGCCGATGGAAACCAAGAGCATCTTGGGTCGGTGGATGTCGCAGATCGCGGCGCTCTTCAACAAGACGCTGCAGGCGTTTGGCCTCAAGACCAAGCAGATGACCGCCCAAGAACTGGTGGACATGGCGTTTGGCGCAGCCAAGATCGAAATGAAAGACGCGTCGGGCGTGAAGACCCGCGTGACCGAGGCGCCTGCTGCGCCTGAGACTGAACTGCTCTTCTCACGCAAGCCCGCCTACGCCGCAGGTCTTGCCAATGCAGGCCGCATCGCCGATCAGACTGTCTCTCAGCGTCCTGGCTTCTTTGCCAAGATGAAGGAGAACATGCTCGGCATGGGCTTCCGCACCCAGTTTGTTGATGCGCTTGCCCCCTTGGAAAAGGTTGCCGGTCAGGTCAGCGACGCGGTCAAGGGTGTGCAGATGATGTACTACCTGCGCATGTACGGACAGCGCATGAATCTAACGTCGCTGTCGCTGTCCGATGGCGTGCCCCAACTGGTCGAGAAAAAGCGCAAAGACGGCACCAGCGAGTGGGTCATCGAGTCTGTTCCTGGCGTCAACGTTAGCAAGATTGTTGAGCGCCTGAGCAAGAAGGCTGTCATTCAGGCCGCAGGCAGCGCCGATGCTGCCAACCGGCTGTTTACGCTGTACCTTGCCAAGCTGCGTGCGGACAACAAGGGTTACGACGCGTTGAACTTTGGGCGTGCTTCCGCCGAACTTGAACTCAAGCAGATCGAGCGCGATCTGGCAAGCGGCAAGTTGTCCAACGACGACAAGGCTCGCCTGCGTCAGCGCCAAGCACACCTGACGAAGATCAAGGATTCGCTGCCCACCGAAGCCGACATCAAGACGGCGTTCGCTGAGATTCAGGCCAACCCCGTACTGCGTGAGGCGTTTGCTGACGCCCGCGAGATGTACAACGAGTACAACCAGAACCTGCTGCGGTTCATGGTGCAGACGGGCGCGATGTCCAAGGAAGAAGCGCAGCGCCTGCTAAAGGAAAAGGACTACGTCCCGTACTACCGCGTGCGCGATGGCGTCGCGCAACTGATGATCGGCGGCGAAACGCCTGTGCGCGTGGGCAATCTCAAGGACAGCCCGCACTTGCAGGAACTCGTTGGTGGCGAAGAACCCATCTTCAGCTTCCTCGACAGCAGCGTGCAGAACACGTCGATGCTGATCGACATGGCGATGCGCAATATCGCCGTGAAGAACGCGATGTGGGAGATGGGTAAGCTGGGCTACGCCAAGGTCAAGAAGGCTGGTAAGGGTGGAGCGCCCAAGGGTGCGGTCGAGTTCAAGCAAGACGGCGAGGATTACTACGCCATTGTGGACACGGACCACATCGGCATTCCCTCTGAACTGCTGACCAAGGGTTTGGCCGGTATCCCGACCATGTTCCCCGCCGCTGTGCAGGTTATGGGAATTCCCGCTCGGTTCCTGCGCCGTGCCGTGACAGCATCGCCCGTGTACGCGTTCCGTCAGTTGATGCGCGACTCGTTGTCGTCGTTCATTGCAAGCGGCGCGGACACCGCGCCGGTGGTGAGCGCACTCAAACAAATTGGCAGAGCGAGTGCTGTTGATAGACGAGGCATCACGGGCGGGCAGGTCTTCACCGGCATGCCGGAGGATATGTCGCGCTTGCTCGCCGACATGCAGGCAGGCCGCTCGGGTTGGGCCAAAGCGTTTGCCAAGATGGAAGCGTTCTCGATGGAGGTGGACGCCGCCAACCGGCGCTCGCAGTACGAGAGCTACCTCAAGCAGGGGCTGTCCGAGATGGAAGCCACCATGTTGGCGCTTGAGTCCATGAACTTCACCCGTCGCGGCCTGTCGCCTAGCGTGCAGATGATCACGGCACTGATCCCGTTCATGAACGCACAGATTCAGTCGTTGGACGTGCTGTACCGCAGCCTGCGTGGACAGATGCCGTTTAACGAGCGTCTGGCCATCCGTGAGAAGCTCATCACCCGGGGCCTCATGCTTGCGGGTATGACGATGGCCTACGCCCTGGCCATGCAGGATGACGAGGACTACCAGAACGCTACGCCTGACCAGAAGTACAACAACTGGTTCGTGCCGATCCCTGGCTTCGAGGAAAAGCTGCGTGTGCCTATCCCGTTTGAACTGGGTTACATCTTCAAGGCGCTGCCCGAGGCCATCATCAACTCGATGCACGCCAAGCGTGGGGCAGACGAGGCGCAGGACGCAGCACTCAACATCTTGCGTAACCTGATCCCGGGCGGCAGCAACTTTGGCGTGCCGCAGGCATTCAAGCCGCTGATCGAAGTGGGCCTGGGCAAATCCTTCTTCACGGGCCGCGACATTGAGACTGGCTCCGAAAAGATGCAGGAGCCCTGGAGCCGCTATCGGGATAACACCTCGGAGATCGCCAAGGCTGTGGGCCAGATTTTCAACATCTCCCCGATCAAGATTGAAACGCTTGTCAGCGGTTACACCGGCAGCATGGGTCTGGCGTTGATGCAGGCCGCGAACCTTGTCTTGCCTGGGCCAGAGACAGCCAAAGCAGAGAAGCGCATGTCAGAGATGCCCGTCATCGGCTCCGCCTTCCAACCCAAGGATGCGGCGGGGATCATCAACGACACCTTCGACCGCTTCAAGGAAGTTACCGAGGCCAAGGCGACCTACGACAAACTTATCGAGCGCGGTGAACTTCAGAAGGCCGACGCTTTCCTGTCGCAGAATGCTGACCGCATGGCTCTGTCATCTCTGGCCGGTGACTTCCGGCAACGGATCGGCGAGATCACGACGGCGGAGCGTCAAATCCGAGGGGCCGATATGTCTCCGCAGGAGAAGCGGGAAGTTCTGGACGCGCTGCGGCAGTCGAAGATTTTGCTGGCCTCTTCGGTGCGGGCGGCGCTCGATACAGCAGCACGCCCATGAGCCCGTTGTGAATGCAGTACAGGGCTTGCGCGTCTAGTACGCGAGCCCTGACTGCAGCCAGTAGCCCCGCCTCACGCGTGGCGTCGAGGTCTAGGGCAGGGATGAAGAACCCCTGCCCCTTCTCAAGCGTCGTCCACGGCAGCTTCACGCTCAACCCTGCGCCTGATGCACATGGCTCGGATGCGCATCTGCGGCCCCCTGGTGCGGGCCATCATGTCCTTGCGCATGTACGACACGGTGTAGCCGTCGATCTGCTCTAGTTGCTTCTTGAAGTCTTCGTAACCGAACGACATCGCCACGCAGTGTGAGCGGATGACCTGCTCCTCGATGAAGTAGTCCACGTACCCGGCTACCTCGATCTCGTGCTCCACGCGCCCCAACACCTTGTTGCGCGTGATCGTCTGGTCGATGATCTCCCCGCTGCCCAGTGCAGCCAACACCTTGCCGTCGCTCTTCTTGATCACGACGAACTGACCATAGCTGTCACGGGTGAAAGCGTTGAGCACATCCTCTGCCGTGCGCACGCCGTTGCGCACCACGCGGCGGGCCTTGTCCACCATGCGCTTGAGACTCTTGATGATCTCCGCGACAGGCAGGTCGATGATGCCTGCGTACTTGGACGAGACGAGGATGGCGCTTGCGATCATCGCGCCGCAGCCACCGGCCCAGAAACGCTCATCACCAGTCATCTGCCAGTCGCGCTTGATCATGGCGATGGTTTCCCGGGTCACGCGTTCAGCCGTCTCTTGGTTCTGCACGAGCCAGCGCACGTAGGCTTCACCGGCCACACCGTAGTTCTCCTGCAGGACGCGGATGGTCTGCTCTTCCTCGGGCGTCCAGTTCAGCTTCTCCTCGGGCGTCCACTCCAGCATCCGCAGCAACTCGCCTTGGGAAGTGTGCGCTCGCACACCAGCCATGTAGTCCTGCATGTGGGTGTTGGACGTGAAGAGCGCCAGGG